CGATTACGATGCGAGGGGAAAACGTGTCAGGAGGTTGAGAAGGAGTGGAGGGACTGGAGCGCTGCTCAACTGTCAAAAAACTGGGGTAAAGAAAAGAACTTCGAAGTTGCTTCCGCAGTGAAGGGGATGAAGCGGCTCTTCGACGAACCCTGTCTTAGATGCGACCTAAAAAGATCTAAGCAGGCCCGGCGTGAGTGGCGTTCGGCCATGACCGCTCCAGAGGTCAAAACCCATCCGTATGTCTTGAATGAAATCAGACGACGGACTCGGCTTTTGATGGGAAACAACTGGTGGCGAAGTTGGAGGGGGGAGAGGGAAAAGATATGTCCGGACCAGCAAGGGTGCCTTGAGCAAGAATCTGTTCTCGGCGGTACTAGCGGTGTCTTGAGGAGTTGGGATGAAGAACCTGTTCTTCCTCCCGGGACTTTCTACGAGCCTCGATATGAGTGCCAGCGTAGCAATCTTTGCCGTCTCGCGACTGCCAAAACTAAAGGGAAACTCCGTGTCGTTACGATGCAATCTGCCCGCGTGAAGCGCCATATGGCGCCTGTTCATGAGGCAGCGTACGACTGGATTTCCCGGCAGGATTGGCTGGTTCGTGGGGAGGTGGGTTGCGATGATTTCGCGCGTGTGGCCTCTGATCGAAAGAGGGGTGAGTGGATGGTTTCGGGGGATTATACTTGTTCCACTGACAAGCTTCATCGGGATGCGGTTTTTACCGTCGTTGATGTTCTCGCCGAGGGACTACCAGAGTTTCTCGCGGACATGTTAAGGGAGAGTTTTCGTTCTGTCGTCGTCTATGATGAACGCGATAGCTTTGAGGTGTTGCATGGCTCCATGATGGGAAACCTATGCTCCTTTGTCGTCTTATGCATCCTTAACCGGCTCTGCTATGAGATGGCTCGGGAAGACATAGGTGACTCCTCTCGGAGGCCCGTGCTGATCAATGGCGATGACATCGCTTATTCGGGTAATGATCGAATGTACCAGTCGTGGTTGCGTGCCACAGCTGAGGTCGGTTTCGAAATTAATGAGAGTAAGACTATGAAGTCCGTTGAGTTTTTGGAACTCAACTCCTGCGTGTACCGTAAGAGGTCCGGGAGGAAGGTGAAGAAACTCTGTTTCGGCTTCTTATGTCCCTCTACTAGGAGTATTCCGACTCCCGTGTATCCAGCCCTGTTCGATGTCTGTCGGCAATTGCCCTTCAAGGTTGCTGCGCAATTCTTGACGTCTGTGACAGTAAGGAGGCTCTGTAGGGTGCCCCCCGCACCAGGAGAAGTACCAAAAAGGTGGTGGAACTTCTTGAAAAGAAAGAAATGGTTCCGTCGTGTGATCTTAAGTGATTACCGGGCCGGTTTTCAAGATCGGAAGCTACCTTATGAGCTAGGTCCGTCTTTGTCTGATGAAGCACCGGATTGCGCTACGTCTATCATTAAGTTG